GATTTTAACTTAGTAACATTTTTAGTTTTTGGTTTATAGTGTCTTTTCATTATGAGTAATCAGAAGCGTTTAAAAAGTTTCTCAATGTAAGTTTAGTTCCCTGTCTCATTGGTCTTTCAAGGTTCATCGAGTTATAGTATGCATTTTGGTCTGCTGAAATGTCTGCTCCTGAGTTCGTGTTGTATTCAGGAAAAAGAGTTATGTTGTTAGTTACATAAGCAATTAGACGTTCTGTGTAATACTCAGATGTGTTCCTGATTTCTTCTCTAAGGTGTTGAGCTTCTTCCGTACTAAGACTATTTCCCGTTTCACTTGTTTTGCTATAAATATTTCCGTTCTCTATCTTAAATCTTAAAAAAGGGATTGCGTGATAAAAAGCCCAATTAGGAAGCATATCACCAATATAGTCATCAACTAAAGTCTTGTAAGCTTCATTTCCTACATTACCTATTGTACCTGCTGTAATTAAACTTTCTAATTTTTGGTAAAGTGTCGTTCCTAGCTTAGGTTCTACATATAGCTTCTGTGCCTGTAATACATAAGGCAATAGTAAGTCGGTACTTAAATTTAAGTTAATTGCAGTGCTTGATTTAAGCTTTGCTTCTGATATAAATAATACGTATGCCATAATTATCTTGGTTCTAAAAATCCGTTATTTTTCATTCTCTTTGGTGGTCTTGCTACTAGCTTGTCGTTTCTTTCTGCTGTAAACCCTTCAGACAAAGCTTTAGTGTAAGATATTGCTTCACTTGGCTTGATGTTACTCTTAGCACCCCTTAAAGATGTTTTGTAGATTTGTCTCAACCAAAAGTGATGACAATTACCTCCGCCTTTGTAAAGCCATATAGAGTATGTATCAGCACCACGAGGGCCCCATCCTGCATTTACAGCTCTTGAACCCATTTGTAAAATATCTTCTTTTCTATAAACTTTTCTAGCTGACATCATTTTATTGCAAAATTCTCTTGTACTTCCTTCTTGACTTAAGAAATTGTCTTTAGTGTAAACATATCTAACTTTATAAAACTCGTTATCTGATTTGTTTGTTCCATCTTGACTACTTCTAGCATTCGGTCTAGCTGTTCCTGTTGATGCTAATTCTGTTTTGTCATTAGCTATATTGTTAAGCTCTCTTTCAAAGTCAAAGTCTTGGTGTTCTCCGTCTACTATTTCTTCTTCTATCAATTCCCAATCTTCAGAAATATCTTCTCCAAATTCTTCAATAAAACTTTCAAGCTCTGTCTTTTCTGAGCAATTACATTTCTTCAAGTCAGTAGCTTCTGAATGGTCTTTACAAGCCATATAAACTGTTTGACCTTCTAAGTCGTGTTCGTGATGCCCTTCACAGCCTACTACCTTAGCGTGTGCTTCAGCTTCTTCTATTGTAGTAAAAACAGGCTGTCCGTCTATCATTCCTGCCTTAGATAGCTTTACGTCTTGCTCTACTGTGTCTTCATCTCCTAAAGGCTCAAGTCCTAAGTCAGCTCTGATTTCATCAATTGTCATAACTTCTCTAATAGTCTTACTATCAAATTGAACTGTAATAGGTTTTAATTGAACAAACTCAACAGGCAAGTCCATATTATTTACTGAGAAAATAGTCTGTAAAGTGTTTAAGATGTTAAGTTGGAAACCTCTTACAACTGTATTTTGATAGAAATTAGCTGCATTTATAAGTTCATCTGCATTACTAGAAAAGCCGTTAGCCGTATCAATACCCATTAAAGTCTTAGATGTAATTCTATGAGCTGCACAAATATTTGAAACTAAAAGCTCTTGTAAGGCTAGATATTGCTTGTCTGCATCAGAAACACTAATAGGAGTTATTTCAGGCACTCTAGTCTTATCATCTGAGAACGTCAGAACAAACTTCCCACTGTTAGATGCTCCTGTAAATTTATCTACTAAGCTTTGTTCTATTTGCCTTCTTTCTTCTTGTGTCGGTATGCCATTAGCAAAACTCACAAAATACGAGCCTGCAAATCCGTTCTCTATATTATTTAAATGGAACTCAGCAACCTTTTGGTCTACTAATGCCCAGTTGCAACCAGCTATGTAGTCTGGTGTATGGTAGATGTCCATATTAGGACTGTAAGCACCTGTGTAAATTAGCTGACTTCCTGATGTTCTATCATTCACATTAAAAGCAGCAATAGGATATGGCTTGTTCGTTCTAGTGTTACCCCAATCAGCACTTATAAAGAAAGTGTCAATCTGTCCTAGTTCGTTTGGTCTTCCTGCTCTTACACGTTCTACAGGTACGTGATACAGCTCTACGATTTCTGTTCTTTCTCTATTCCAAACAACGTGTAATGCGTATGCTCCCTGAAGCTTAAAATCAAAAGCTACCTTTTTAATTACTTGGTGTAAACTTTCATTTGAATTAGCGTGTCTTAGAAACTTCTTTAATTTAACATAAGTTTCTAAATTAATAGCATCTTCTTCTTCAGCTACTAAGTCTTCACCTGCTATCATCTCAGCAGTCTGATTAACGATTGCAGCGTGTGTTGAACTGTTGTAATAAAGGTCTATAAGGAACTGAGGATAGAGGTTTTTCCAATCTTCCGTTCCGTATTCTATGTAATCACGACCTCTAACTTCCTGTACTATTGGTGCAGTTGAAGTTTCTAAATTGATGCTTAATATTTTATCATTCATTATATTTCTTCTTTTGTCCAATCGCTAGAGTGCATTATTGCTAATATATCTTTGTGATTGTATTGTTTTAAACCTACTAAAAAACTAGGAGTTTCACCTTTAAATTTTAATACTGTTTTAGTTTCATCTAAAGACAATCTTAATGTATCAAGACTTGTTTCTTCTACTTGAGAAAAATCAATACTTGCTGCATTTTTCATATCAAAAATTACATATATCATTTTATTTTCTTTTAAGGTACGTCTGTTACTATATCTCCACTAACCATATTTGTCATAGTTCCGTCATTACTATTTGAGCTAAAATCTTCTATTGTAGGGAAAACTGATGCTCCTGCTGTATCTCCATTTCTCCAATATCCTACTAGATTGCTTTCTCCACTTAAATCAGTAGGAGTACCATTATTCCAATATTCACTTATTTCAGCAGGAGTTAATGCTGTATCAAATATTGAACACTCATCTAATAAACCTGATAAAAATTGTGAACTAGAAGATGTATGTCTAGCAAATGTCATACCCTGTGTTGCCTGAGTTATTGTGTTACCTGTTGAGCCTAAATCAACTGTTGGTGTTCCACCTGAATTTTCTAAAGCACCATCTATATATAAATTGATAAACTCACCATCAAATGTAAGAGTTACCAAGTGCCATCCATTAGCACGATAATAATGCTGTCCACTTTTAAACTTGTCAAAACCTGTAGCTACTTGATATATTGTAGAGTTTACTACTATAAAACAAGTCAATGTTTTATTTGACCATCTTATAAAATATCCTGTATTTCCACCAATACCATAAAAATTACCAACAAATCTCATTGTGGCAGTTGCTTCAAAATCATCTAACTTAAACCAAATATTTACAGTCATTGCTGCTGTAGGTCTTAAAGCTGCATTATCACTAAAACTTACATAATCATCAACACCATCAAAGTCTAAAGAAAATAAATTCTCATAGCCACCACTAGGCGCATTAGACCCACCTAGCATTTGTCCTAGTTTTAGAATTTTCATTATATAACTTGGTCGTAGTAACAAATAGCTAAACCACTAGTTAAAGTGATAGCTGTACATTGAAGAAATAAAGTCGTTCCTGCTGCTATAGTCGTGTGTAGACTTGCTGCTGATGAACCTGTACCTGTTTGAATATTAGTAGCTGCTATTGAAGCTATTACACTTTCAGTAACAAAGTGAATTGCATAATAGTCTTTACTTGTCATTGCTGTTGTTGTAATAACATCACATCTATGCTTTCCTAGTTGTTCAGTTAATAATTGTTGTACGTTTTCTATTGCCATTTTTTTTTATTTTATTGTCCGTAATATATGTAGTTCGTTTCTGTTGGTGCTTCTCTTTGTGTGTATTGTACTTGCTGCGTTCCGTCTTTTTCTGCTAGATACATTTTACCTTTAGTAACTAACCCCTGTACTATTCCTTTAGTGTCAGCTGCAGGAGTTAAAACATCATCTTCTGTTGCAGGAGCATTACCTAATGAAACAGTTACTGTTCCTACCCAACTAACCTCGTAAAGTTCATACTTATAATAACCTGCCGGTAATAGCTTTGTTTTCCCTAAATAAATATCAGGAGTTGCATTGTATAAAATACTAATTAATGTAAACCTGTCTTTAATTATTTCGCCTTTACCATAAGCATAATAAACAGACTTATCTAAGTCGTTTGTGAATTTAACTAAGTGCCTTATCTGACCAGAAGCGACATCAGTATTTATACGATTGTCCTCAGTCTGCACATATATAGTAAACCCTGTTTCTGTTGTTGCTTGTATCATAGTTAGTTTGTCTGTTATATAATAGAAAAACTTTGAATTTATTTGCTTTAAAAAGAAAAAGGAGAACCGAAGCTCTCCCTAATCAAGAATATATAAGAAAACTAATTAAGATGTTACTATTGTTCCCATTGTAAATGCTCCATTGTCAAAAGGAACTGTAGTGTAGTCTGCTACCATTGGGAAAGGGATTGGTTCCATTCCGTCAAAAGTAAGAGTGTAACCGTTTCTGTCACCAAATGCTGCACCACTATCCATAGTACCTGCGTTAAGTTCCATTCCGTTTGTTACTCCAAGACCTACTATTACATTATGTCCGTTAGCTAAAGTTGCGTTTAATTCTGCAAATATAACAAGTTTTGTCTGAGATAATAATTTAATCTGATTTTGGTCTTCTTTGGTGAGTCTGTTAAGAATTACTGTAATCGAAGGAGTCATAAAAACAGTTCCATTTTCAGTACTACCTGTAATACTTTCAGAAATACTAGCAACTCCAAGAGGTGTAGTGTATCTATAAAGTACATTTGAACCCATTTCAATATCAGTAATTTCTCCTGATGCTTGAACTATACCTGTTGTTGTTATTGGTGCTGTGAATTGGTCGTAAACTCCGAAATATACGTTTTTAATTCCCCCTGAAATTCTTGAGCAATCAAGCCCTCTACCTTTACTAAGTGCTGTACAAGCCATTTTATTTGTTTTTTTTAGGTTAAGGGAGTGAGTGCCTAAGCACCCACTTCCGTATTATTTATTTATTACGATTGGTGAACGATATCAGCTCCGATACCTAACTGAACACCTCCTGAGTAACGTGCAACTAATCTCATATTGTCACTTCCGTCAAGAGCAGCCATATCCATTAAAGAAATTCTTGTTTGGTCGCTTAATAAGTCAGTTCCAAAGAATAAGTTAGACTTCTCTGCTGCTACTAATTGGTTGTTTGGCATTCCGTTACAAACAGCGATTTTGTACCCTTCAAATACAGGTGCATAGTCTCCGTTCATATTGTAAGCGTTTACATATCCTAAAGTAGATACTGCTGAAACATATAAAGCGTAAGTCTTAGGAGACATATAGATATGTAAGTCTTCTTTTCTTAATACTGCTGAAATATCAGTTGCCATATCAGCTGTCAAAGTTTGTAAGTTAGCGATAATGTTAGCTGCTGTATAAGCTGCTGAAGCTGCTGAAGTGTTTACTGTACCATCTACTGCAAATGCTCCTGTAGTAGCTGTTAAGAACCCTTCAAATTCTCCTCCTGTTGCCCCTGTTCCTGACCATACTGAACCTTCAACTCCATTAGCGATAATTTCGCCCATATAAGAGATAACGTAGTCATCGAAACTTGCAGGTGGTGGTGCTCCTGCTCCTGCTCTCATTTGTAACGCTTCCCAACTGTCTAACAAAGTT